ACAAAGCAATGATGGCAATTGATGAGTCTACTAGTATAAAAACACCTACCACTAATAGAACTAAAAATATTTTAAGACTAAGATCTCTTGCTAAATATAGAAGAATACTTACAGGTTCACCTGTTACTAATTCACCATTAGATTTATTTAGTCAATGTCAGTTTCTTGGTTCCTGGCTCTTAAAGACAGATTCTTATTATGACTTTAGATCTAGATATGCAGAGATGAGAACAATTAATCTTGGTAGTCATAGCACTAATATTGTAGTTGGATATAGAAATCTTGGAGAGTTATCTAAATTAATAGAACCATTTTCAATGCGTGTGTTAAAAGACGATTGTTTAGACTTGCCAGAAAAAACTTTTATGAAACGTCAAATAACAATGACACCTCAACAAGAAAAAGTTTACAAAGCCATGAAGAAATATGCAATGGCACAACTGGAAGGAAAAGCATTAACTACTAATAATGTTATGGTTCAGTTAATGAGACTTCACCAAATTCTTTGTGGTCATTTCACTGCTGATGATGGTACTATACAAGACATACCTAATCACAGAGTGACAGAACTTATGGAAATTTTATCTGAAGTAGAGGGTAAGGTTGTTATCTGGTCTCATTACCAAAGAGATATTGAAACTATTTTAAAAGCTATTAGAAAAAAATATGACCGTGATGATATTGTTGTAGACTACTATGGTAAAACTTCGATGGAAGATCGACAAAATAATATAAAGAAGTTTCAAGAGGATGACAACTGTAGATTTTTTGTAGGGACTACTCAAACCGGCGGTTATGGTATTACACTTACTGCAGCCAGTACAATGGTTTATTATTCTAATGGTTATGATTTAGAAAAACGTTTACAATCAGAAGCTCGTATTGATCGTATTGGACAAAAATATCCAATGACTTACATTGATATAGTAACAGAAGATACTATTGATATTAAAGTTGTAAAAGCTTTACGTAAAAAATTAAACATTGCCACAGATATTATGGGCGAAGAATTAAAAGCTTGGATTTAAAAAAAGAGACCTTTATCTAAAACTTTCTCTAGCAACAGAAGTGATACTGCCCCAACAGTACCCAATAACACCCAATAGATCTTGTCTATCTTACCGCCCAAATCGTGTATACCATCGTGCATATGTTTAACATCTTTTTTTAATCCAGTAATATATCCATAGATAGAAAGCAAATGCTCTCTTGTTGTTTTCGGGTTTAGTTTATTTCCGTTTGGCATTATGTTATAATTCCTCTTGTTCTTAATCTTATTTGTTTTTCCTCTTCAGATAGTAAAGCATTCTCTAACGGAGTCAATCCTCCAGCGGTACCACCGGCCATTTGCGTTTGATCTAGAATGTTTTGTCCTTGTGTAATTGTTTTATTGTTTGGCATTGCAGAAGTAACTGATGTTGGCAATGGTGGTGTTGGTGGTGCAGGTGGTATTAAAAATTCTAACGGATCAATACTAAAAGGCTCACCTAACTGCAGTTGTCTTAACTCTCTTCTTATTTCATTTAATGCAGGCAAAGCTTCTATGTATGGATTGTCTTCACCAAGATTATTTGCAATGTCTCTAAATTTTTTTGCAATTTCACCTGATGGGACGTAAGGATCAAATCTACCTCTTCTTAAATTATTGTAATCTTCACTACTAATTTGTCTTTCATCAAACTGTCTTCTTAATTCGTTGTTTTCTACACCTAATATTTCAGCTGCATTTAAATCATTAAACATATTTTGTTGTGCATCAAATTTAGCTTTGTTTGATTTTATATATCTTAAAATAATATCATTAGGATCAACCGGACCACCTTTTAACAAACCAAAATAACCACCAGTAAATTCTCTTCTAGCATTTCTAATACCTCTTTGGTAACCAGAAATTTTAAAACCCATTGACTTTAATGGATCAACTTTAATTGGTCTAAGTCCCATAAAGCCTGCTATCTCAGGTCCAACATCTAAGGTTTCTCCACGTGCTGTTGGTGTTTCTGTTGCAGCTTGAGCAAGTCTTACAAATTGTTTATATGATGGTGCTAATGCATTTCCTAAATGTAAAAATCTAATTGCAGCTTTGTCACCAGCAGAAGTTTGATCTGTATATAATCTTCTACCATCTTTAGTTACTCCACCCCTAACAGTTAAATCCCCTGCAGCTTCTGTCCAAATAGATTCTGAAATAAATGGATTCATAATTTCAGCACCTGCTTCATTAACTCCATTTACAAAACTAGCTAATACCTGTTGATCATTCATCTGACCATCTTGAATATTATTTAAGATAGTTCTTAAAGGTCTAGCTATTACATCGTAAGCATTACTGTGACTAAAGTCTACATATCTTAGATCACCATCCTCTGTTCTAATTGGAATTAACGTAGAGTTTTTAGACCACTCAGGTACAAATCTTCTTAATGCATCTAGTTCGTCTTGAGATATATCGTACAAAGCTTTTGCACCTTCTGTTAATGCAATTGGAGCTGCTGTTGTAAATGTAGCAAGACCTAATAATCTTTTTATTCCGTCACCATATGCTCCACTATCAAGAGCATTGTTTTTAACAACTTGTTCAGTTCCATCTTGTAATACTTCTGTAACTGTTAAACCTAAATTACTTCCTTTAATTCTTACACCTGCTGCAGGTATGTGTCTCATTTCATTTAAACCTAGTTCAGCAATATTAGTCGTAGTTCTAATCATCTCTGATGGAAATGACATAAAATTACCTATAGGTAATAATCTTGCAGTTCTAACTGCAGATCCAACAAAAGCATAATTAGGCACAGTATTTTTTACAACGTTAGCTGCTTCTCTATTAAGTACGCTTTCAGTTACATCTAAACCTCTCTTAGCATAACGACTTTTTAATTTAGCCTTTTCCATTACATAGCTAGCTATTTTAAAAGTGTCATCTTCAGCTACATACTTACCTTGAAAAAATTGTCCTACTCTTTTTAATTTAGCCATCATAGGATTTAATACTGTATCTACGTTTGCAGCTTGTTGACCAAATCTAATATCTTGTAGTAAAGCTTTTAAGTCTCCTATTTGAACTTGTGAGTTTACAACACCAAGCTCTACTAATTCTCTGTAAGCTGCTTGTGCTGCTTCACCTGGAGGACCAGCTTTTAAAAGACCTGTAGTTTCTATACCTTCTGCAAATGCTTTAGAAAATTCTACTGGATTAAATAAATTACCATTAGCTCCAGCAAAACCAAACGCACTAATTACGTTTCTTATATGTGTGGGTATAGAGAATACTGTTTTAGCTAATTGTGAAACTCCTTTTGGAAACAATAATAAATTTCTATACATCCAACTAGCAGCAGCTTCCGCACCTTCTTTACCTTCACCTCTTACAAAACCTTGAAGACCGCCTGCTATATTGTTTGCATTTTTTATAGCCTCAGCTATTTCAGGTGTAGTAATTTTACCTGCTAAAGGATTAGGTATATTAGCTGCTTCAGGTATTTTACTTATAACATCATCCATTTTAACAGATGTTATTCCTGTGTTTTTTTGATTTACACCTAACCTAAAAGCATTTTCATCATTCCAAAAAAATCCTCTACCACCAGCTGCTTGTACTTCATCATTCTTTAGTGCTACTCTTTTTAAATATTCAGATGTTCTAGCCACAGAAGATAAATTAGTTACACCATTAAATATAGAGTACCTTGGGTCCTGAACCTCTCCAAATAATTCTCTAAGTTCTTTTGGTGGTAACTTAGTTTCTTTTATTTCTGCTCGTATAAAATCAGCGCCTGGTTTTCCCTCCATCGTTTTATTAATATATTCATTAAATTTTAAACCTTTAGGCTTACCTCTAAGAGCAGCCTCTCTAAGAATATCATCCACTATAATGCTAGCTTCTTTTTGATAGGCATTGCTTGCTATATCAAAAGCTGCATCTCCATTTTCAATTGCTATTTGTCTTCTAAAAAAATTAGTAGCATTATTAATTACTTCATCAGTTGGTTCATATCTTTTAAAAAATTTAAATATACCTTTACCTTGGTCTTCAAATATTCTGTAAGTACCACCTATCCAACCATTAACTCTACCTTTTAATAAAGATTGAAGTTCTTTTACACCTTTGTTTAGTTTAGCACCGGAAGTATTATTATCTAAAATATTAATTAAATTAGTAAACTCACCTCTAGCGTTATTGATTCCATTAACAATCAATTGTCTAGACTCTTCACCTACATTACTTTTTTTCATGAGTGCTAAAAGATCATCTAATTTTTTAGGATCAACTCTATCTCTAATATTACCTTCAAATAAAAGTTCATTAAGACCTTTTAAAAATTTTTCTTTTTCTAATTGCACTGATTTGTTAAACATTACTTCTGATTGAGGATATATATTATCTACTTCTCTTGTAATATTGTCTACAATTTCTTTAGCTCTTATTGTATCTCTAGATTTTAAAGCTTGTTTAGCAGTCTCTTCTCCAAATAATTCTTTTGTCATACCACCTTGAGGAGTAAAAGGTGCTCTTACATATTTATCTAACCATCTTGCAAATTTAGAATTACTATAAGCAAGATCTTTACCTCTGTTAGCTAATAACTTAGCTGACTTACCTGCACCGTACACAAATGGAGTAACTAATAAAGATTCAGAACCAAACTTTAATCTGTTTAATAATTTTCTTGTAGCATCCTCTCTACCAAAACTTTCTTCTCTATCTAATTTAGTTGGTCCTCCACCAAACATATCTCCAAATGTTCCAATGTTTTCTACATCTGCAACAAGTGTTTCACCTGCTGCACCACCTGCAACTGCTGCAGCGTATCTAAACTTTTTAGATTTTTTATTTAAATCTCTAGCTTTGTTTATTGCTGACATAACATTACCACCTCTTAAATTAGCATAGGCGTTAGCCTTCTTTGCTCTAATGGCTTTTGCTGTGAGATTTCTAGCTACCTTGTTTGCTGCTTTAAATCCAATGGCGCCTGGTACACCGACCTGTACAATAGCTTCTGTAAGTTTACCAATAGCTCTTTCTTCTGCTATCTCTTCAAATGGATTTAGTTTATCAAAAAATTCTTCTACACTTGCTGCTGTATTTGTATCTGCTCCAAGATCAATTAATTCTGCTGCAAGAGAGACTACACCTTCAGGTATTTTTAATAGACCGGATGCAATACCAGAAGCGGCAGCTGTGTACCACGCTGTATCATTGTTTTCTTCGGCGTTATTGAGAGGTAAAAACTCTGCCATTTAAACTCCTAGATTCCGTAACCAAAATCGTCAGGCTTGTTTTTCTGTATTTCTTCTAATGTTTTTCTTTGGTCATCACTTAAAAACTCATATCTTTCAGATATCTCAGCATCTTTTTCTTCTTTTGTACTACCTTTTGGTGGTTCTGGTTTTACATATGTGTCAATATCAATTACTTCGAAACCATAAGTACCATCAGTTTTTTTATTGTATATTTTAACTTCACCAGTATTTACATCGTAGTAAACTTTACCAATTTTTTTATTGTTTCCTTTTTTCTCCATTTTGCTTTGTTGTGGATCATTAGGTCCGTTTAAGAATCCCTCAAACTGAGATCCAAATTTTTCTAAAACTTTAGTTTTTAATTTTTCATTTTCAAACTTAGCTCTGTTCTTAGCTTGTAAAGTATCACCTTCATAGACTTCTAAGAAATCTTTTTCTGTGTATTTTTTAGCTTCTTCTTTTTCTAGTTCATAAAGGTCTTTTTGAAATTTTTGTTGTTTTTCTAGTTTATCTATTTCAAATTTTTCTGCTCTTTTAATTTTTTCTAATTCAAAAGCTCTACCTTGATTAATTAAATCTTGTTCATAGTTTCGTTTTTCTTCCTCATCCATTTTTTGATAAGCTCTAGCCTTAGCTACTACGGCTTCATCATAATCTCTTTTGTCTTGTTTTTCTAATCTAGCATAAGCTCTTTGATCATTTAAAAATTTAACTTGATTTTCTTGATCTAAATCTTTTAAATTTAATTGAAATCTTTTATCCTCTGCTTTTTCCTCTGCCCCTAAAGCAAGTTTAGTTGCTGCCATTCTAAGATCTCTATTAAATTTAGCTTTTGCATCTGCACCTTTTATTAATTGCTTAGTAGCTGGTTGTAATCTGTTTACTGCATCTGCAAAACTAGTAGCTCCTGCAACGCTTGGTCCAGCAGTGAGTAAAAAACTTGTTAAAGGATCCATACCACCATATTCACCAGCCCCTGCTTTAAGTTCTTCTATATATTCAGCTTGAGTTTTTGGTTCCCTAACTAATGAATCTATGTCTATATTTTCATATACCATAGGTTTGTATTCACTAACTTTTGGTAATGGATTAGCAAGATCTATACCCTCTTCTGTAACCCCCGATGCTCCTTTCATTTCTGCAGTAGAGCCTGGTAAATAACCCTCTTGAGCTTGTGTTCTGTCTACGATACCAGTCATAATGCCTGTACCAACATTACCACCTTTTCTAAACATAGGTCTTCTAAAAGTTCTCATATTAAGTATTCAATACACCAGGTTGATTAAAAGCTCTGTAAATACCAGCTAATGTTCCACCGGCTCCTATTGCTGTCATCATAGGATTAGGACTAGGTGCTGTTGTAGTTTGAGTTTGACCTGGATATCCAGCTATCAAACTTGTAACACCTGTTCCATATTGTTGTGCAGCTGTTAAAGGTTGATTTAATTGTTGTTGAGCCAACTGTTGTTGTGCTGCTAATTCTGCTTGTCTTTGCGCTTGGTTCTGTGCACCAAGAGTAGATAAGGCTCCAACATCTTGACCTAAGAAAGCTTGTTGCTGTTGACCTAAACCTATTTGTTGACCACCTAAATTTGAAAATGCTTGACCAATACCTAATGCTTGTTGAGCTAACTGTTGTTGTTGATTAGCTAAAGCTTGTTGTTGACCAAAAGCTTGACCTGCAGCTTGTTGAGCTTGGCCAAAACCTTGTTGTAATAATTGTGCTTGTAATGCTGCCCGGTTCCTGTCGCTTGTTGTTTGATACTCTGATCTCATTACACCTTCACGACCTCCACCAAGAACACCAGCACCTACAGCTTGAGCGGCAATATTAGGAATACCTTTTGCAGCTTGTACGTCAAATTCATCTAGTGTAGCTTTAATAACATCCTGTTGATAAGGAGACATAAATTGTCGGTAAGCTTGTGGGCCAACAAATTGACCAGCTAAACCTGCTTGAGTTCCAGCTTGCCCTGCTAATGTACCAGCTTGTCCTACTTGACCTTGAGCTTGTTGTTGTAAACCAGCAGCTGAAGTTAAGAATGGTTGATAAGCACCAATACCTTGTGTAGCTAATTTTTGAGCTTGAGCCTGTAGTGGATCTTGCTTTGCTGTAAATTGTGGTCCAAATACTTTAGATAGATCAGCTGTCTTAAATTGTCCAGTAGCAGATGCAAGATCTCCTAAATAAACTTTACCTGCTGCTTCTATAAACTCTGGTGGTAATACCCTTGTTTCTGTTACTTCTGCCATTACACTACTCTCTTTTCTGCTTGTTTCATTTGATCATACAACCTTTGAGCACCTTTTTCAATGTTGCCGTCACCCATTCCTCTAACAGCATCTGCTGTCATTACAAATTCATTTTTACTTAACATAGCAGGTACGTCGTCTGCTTTTTCTTTTATACCAACTGGTACAAATCCACCAGTTTCTCTATAGTCTCGTTCTATAGTACCAGCTTTATTCCTTCTCATTTGACCCATAGGCATACTTTGTAAGCCACCCATGGCTGATTTGTTTCTTAATAAAACACGTTTTGGTAAGTTTTTAATATTACCTTCTTCATCATATTGAATTCTGTGTGGCTCCCCTTTTGGTTTAGGAAATTTTATAGGATTACCATCTTCATCATATTTAATTATATGAGGACCTTTTATTACAGGTAAATCCTTTATTGATATAGACTTTAATCCTTTTTTAGGTGTACCAGATTCTAAACCAACTCTACCACCTACAGCATATTCAGCTGTATTGACTCTAACAAATTCTTCTACTTCTTCATCAGACGCATCTGGATTTGTTTTACTATAATAATCTTTTAAATAAACTCTTACTTTTTCTGGATCTCTTTTGGTTTCTTCTATCTCTTCTGGACTCATACCTGAAGCAGCTAAGATACTTCCTATTGCTCCTACTGTATATCCACCGCCAGGGATTTTACCAAACAAAGTTGATAGAGCAGATTTTGATCCATACTTACCTGCTGGTCCAATTCCTGCACCTCCACCAAGCAAAGCACTGATACCACCAGTCTTACCAAAAATACTTGGAGCCGATCCAAACATTCCTGCTCCTCTACCTAATAGACCACCAAACTGTGTTCCTGGTATACCAAAGGCAGCGGCACCTATTAAAGCAGCTTTACCAATAGGTGACTTAACAATCTTTTTAACTGTCTTACCTATTGATTTAACGAAACTTCCTAGTCCGTATAATTGTCTGGGTTCTTGCATTCTTGATATTGCCATAATTTAAATATATTTATACTGTTGAGCAGGCGTAGATATCCTGAAAATACTATACTTTATTTGATTTTTTTATCTTCGTCAAGCGGTTTGGCATTCTTTGCAGGTCGTGTACCTTGGTATAAATCATCAAAAAACCTGCCACGATATAAGAACTCTCCAACGTGTGTAATTGTATCCATTACATATATGTGTACTTTACCACCCATGTCTCGCCATTTTTGACAGAAACCAAAGTCCTCTCCAAAGTATCTTTTAGTCTTAAGGTCATGCCAAGTATCAAATAAATTAAAAAAATTTTGTTTCTTATCTTCTTTACCATTAATAAAAGTAGGTTGAATTATTTCTAATTCAGGGTGATTTTTAATCATATCTTCTAATACTTTTCTTTTGATTAACATACATCCTGTAGGAGCATGAGTTACTTCTATAATACCTTTTTCAGCTACAATGTTATGTTGATCTTCTACCTTAATAGGATAAGTAAAACCTGCTCTTGACATATCTTCTGCAGATGTAATTGCGTCTTCTTTATTATTAACTCTTCTCCATATTTTATCCCAATCCATCATCTTCATTGGATAAGGACATGCAATAACATCTTTGTCAGCTTTTAACATTTTTTCAATAGTAGAAAATTCAAAATCAATATCTGAATCTATGAATAATAAATGTGTATATTTGTCTTTATGATTTAACATTTCAGCTGCACTTAAATTTCTACCTTGTGTGACTAGAGAAGATTTTAACAAAGTAAAGCTAACTAATATATTTCTTTGCAAACATTCCATTTGAAATTTTAAAACAGCTTGACAATAATGCATGGTTACATCACTATGACAAGGAGTACACACCATTATTTTATATGGAGACTTACCATCTTTACCACCTACATTTATTTCAATAACGTTAGTATCACCTTCAACTGTATTAGTTTTAATAGTTTGATAAGTGTCTTCGTTAGCTTCTGTTTTTTTATTATCGTTAAACCATATAGGTTTATTGGGATTTGACATTTATTGCTCCTGTTAGAAATCTTGTCCATGACGTACCTATTTTATTCCAATTGTAATAAGCATGAACATAATTAGATTGAGTTTCTAAATGTTGATGTATAGTTTTTTCATGCAATATATTTGCTGAAGCATCTATTGCAGAAGCAAATTTTATTGACAGTCTTTTTAAATTATTATCAAAAGGAATATACATAGGAAACTCTGCACCTGTTTCAAACAAAGCACCAAGATTTGTTGTAACACAATATAAACCACCAGCCATACACTCTAATAAAGATATACAAGATGTTTCTTCAAAAATACTTGGATACACATACATATTGTATTTATGCATGTTATCCTTAATGTAACTGTTAGGTCGATATCCTAAATAATTTACATTAGGTAATTGTTTTGCTTGATCATAAAGTTCTGTATAGTGATGATCATTTTGTTCAAAAAAACGTTTTCCATATACTTCTGTTGATGAATAGACATCTAAAGTAATTAAAGGATTCTTAACTAATTGCATTGCACCAAGTAAAACAGATAATCCTCTCCAAGGTGTGTTTTGATGAATTATTCTAATAGGTTTGTCTTTTTCGTAAGGTTTAGCTTTTTGAATTTTATCTATACCATTTTTTATTACTAAACATTTTTCTAATGGTAAACCAAACATGACTCTAAATTTTTCATAAGTCCAATGAGAATTAAATACATACCAATCATATTTATGATGATTGTTTTTATCTTCAAACCAAGGAGCTAAGTTAGGTTGATCGTATGAATTTTTTTGCCAAAGTATATTTACTTTAGTTGGATGCAATGGAATTTTCTCTGGCACAGAAGTTGTAATCTGCACTTGATCTAATAATTTTTTATCAACATATTCTTCTAAATAGTTGAATTGTAATTCTGTTCCACCCTTAGGGTTTTGGTTTCTTATTATCATTATTCATTACTTTCTGGAATACATCTAAACCCTTTGGTGATACCTGTACTGTTACATCAGTAACAATATCTGGTCCTTCTATTTTTTCTTTAGAAGTTTCACCTGTCTTTGTATTTCTATAAATTGTTATAGTTGTACAATCGATCTTATGTATGTTATCCGTTTTCATTCTCTCTGTTTATAAGCGCATAACTAACTACTACTTCAAGTTTGTTAGCTGTTTCCGCTTGAGCTTTTATAGCATCTCCTGCTTCTAAATTCAACCCCTGTTCTGTAGCGTTAACTGTACTTGTAGCAGGTATGTCCTTTCTAAAAAATTCTACATCCGTGCTAGCAGATGAATCTCTTAAATCACAATTAACTAACACAGCTCCTGTGCTGTTATTAGATACATATACAGATTTTATAATAGCCACAGCTGATGTTGATATAGTCAAAACAGTTGTCATAGCTGTTCCGTCTAATATCTTAGATGCATTCTTATATTGTATGCTCATGATAAAAAGTAATTAAAAGCGTCTTGTTCGTTTTTTAAATCTTGTTGAAAAGAAAAATTAAGTTGTTGTTTCATTGTATTTAAAGATTCCATAATCTGTCTTTGATTATCTACATCATATTCTTCTTTTGGTTCAGGTATATAATTAGTTAGTTTTGCCATTACTCTCCTCCTCCTGGATCAAATGGATCGTTGTAGCCTACTTCAGCACCAGAACTATCTCTTTGTATACCCGATCCTCCACCTGGTCCATAAGAACCTGGTCCAGGACCTGTGTCTTCTCTATACGCTCTATCTATTCTAGCTTGATCTCTTTTTCTTTGCCGTTCTTGTGCTGCCCTATTTCCACCTGCAGCTGCAAACGCTGCCTCTTTAGCTCTTTCTTTTTCTTTTCTTTTTTCTATTCTACTTTCAGTAATTGTATCAGCTATTTTATTTCTTTTATTAAATAAATCTCTAGCTTGATTTAGTGTAAATATTCTTCCTATTAAATCACTTTGAACTGGTCCTGTATATTTTCCCGCAAGAGCTTGTTCTATTTCTTCCTCACTTAATCCATATTTATCTTGTAATGTTTTTGATATTCTATTTTGTCTTTTATCAAAAGTTGCGTCAGTTATTTTAGCTGCGTTGTATCCAGCCATAATACCTTCAGGTGTATTAATATCACCTACAACTCTTCCAATATCATCTAACTGCACTCCAGCACCTAATAATTCATTTTCTAAAATACCTCTTCTATTTACAGGAAGCATATTTTTTAATCCTGTTATTCCTCTTCCTACAAGAGAATTTTTTAAAAAATCTGCACCTTTACTTAATATGCCTGTAATACCTGGTTGTCTTGGCTCAATATATCCATAATCAGATGTTCCTAAATTGTCATCACGATTAAATGGAAAAGGATTTACATAATCTCTTTGTGTTCTTATCATATTGGAATTATCAGTACCAGAACCTAACATTGGAATTATAATATCATTACTGTCTTCTGGGTTTTCCTTTTGAATGGGTAATATAGGAACAGGTCCAATCGTTGCTTGATTAGGTTGAAAAATAGGTGAGATGTTAGGCATACCTTGATTCAAATATGCTTGAGCTAAATCAAATAAAGTGTTTGCCATTATCTTCGTCCATCTGGTTGTGCATCTAATCTAAGTGTGCCATATCTCCATGACTCACCTACTGCAGTGTTGGCTATCTGTACAGAAACTAATCTGCCTCTAGCTCTTGTATCTACCTTATCAGTAGTAGAGGTTATTGTAAAGGGTCCAAGTGGTGAGCTAACTGCTACATCATCTGGATAACTACTTACAAATAAAGTTACTTGAGCATTACCTGTTTGATATTTAAAATCAGGTATAAATCTTTTGACTGACATAAAGAATTCTCCATCACCCCTATAATCAGCAATTCCTGTTGCCTGACCCAAGGCGCTTCGTCTAGAGGTAATATCCCAATCTCCAGATCTAATAAAAGCATCAATAGAAGTGGTACCTGAACTGTTAACCTGATCAGTTCCTACTTCATGAGCATAGTAGATACTGGCTCCATATTTGTTTGTAATACCTAATATATCTGGAAATACAGGTGTTCCTGTATCTTCATAATCAGTTGCATAAGGAGCATTGAATACTCCTTGGTCTTGATATGTAGTTCTATCTAAAGATGAAGTTGTCCAAACATTTTCTGAATAATTATAAGTTACACATCTATCAACTTGATCAGATCCATCTTTTGGATAAAACCAATTTATTTCTGTGTATAAAGAATTAGGTGAAGAATAGATAACATCTCTTGAATTTAAATTAACACCCAAATTATCTCCATCTGTGCTAAACACAAAATCTTCTACAAGTGATGGTAAAGATTTAACAGTACCATCATAAGCAAAAAAACCACCCTCTGCTGACATCCACCATACAGCACCATTTGCATAAGACATAGCATGCTGACCAATACATCCACAGTTAGTACCAACTTGTCTAACAGAAAAAGTAAAAGGTGGACCTACAAATTGAATTACATAAGCTGCAAGATCAGTTGATACAAAGATATAATCTTTACCTTGTATAGCTGCTCTAATTTCATTACCAGTATCTAATCTAAAAGTTCCTGCAGTGTTAGTAGCTGTGGGAGCATATGTATTTAAATCTTCTTGATTTGAAAATCTTACAAACATAGGGTCTTGTGTTGAAGGATCACCTATAGTTGTTTCAGTTCCAAGGTGAAATAAATGTCTATCTCTATCTGATACAATAGAGATTCTAGTAGCTGTTGGGTTTGAAGTGGTTACAAAATTAGTTGTAGTTTGAGAAGCTCTTATGCTTCTAGCCCCTGACGCTCCAGCATTCCAAGTAAAAGTTTTACCATTAAATATTGTAGCAACTAAAACTTCACCAAAGTTATCTAGACTCCAGTTTCCTGCATCTAGAGTTACATCACTAATAGTTCTTTCGGTGCCCCAAGTAGAATCTCCCCATAAATAAGTTCCCCAACCATAACCACTTGTTTGAGTAGTTGGTCCGATTTCAACATAAGGATTAACAGTTGCAGCACCTGCTGCAGTCATGCCAGATCCTCCTTCGTTCCTCACAGCTTGCACTGTAAATTTATCTACCGTTGGAACTGTTAAAATTTCATAAACTACTTGTAATTCTGCGGCTGTATAATCTGATGCACCTGTAACAGTTACTCCAGATAATGTTACATATCTTCCAACTTTTAAACCGTGTGAACCTTTGTCTACAGTTAAAACATTTGAACCATTAACTGTTGTTAAAGTACATCCAGTAATAGCAGTATCTAAGGGCGTAATGTCAAAAAAATTATTACCATAATATAAAAATAAACCTTGAGATGTTCCAATTGCTGCATATTTTTCTCCAGCAAAAGAAGTAAAAGAGTGTTGTTTTCTAGCAGCTCCAGGTAATGTTTTAGATGCTGCTGTAAGTTGAGACCAACCACCTATCTTTTCAGGTAATCCATATCTAAATCTAACAAAATCACCATCTGTCCATTGCCCTTCAGCACCAGATTCTGTGTCTTGTTTGTTAAAGCCAGGCTTGAAATTTAATTTTTGTAGCATATAAATGGTTATATATTACTTATTTAAAATATGAAAGAGAGATTATAGTGGAAAAAACCGGGAATATAAATAACTTTATAGGTATATATGATGGATATATCAATGATGAAGAGTGTAAAAATGCTATTGAATTATTTAATAATCAAGACAAATTAAAACATACTTTTACTAGATTACAAATGGAAAAATCAGATCTTAAATATAAACAAGATACACATCTTTTTTGTAATGGATCTAACGTTCACATTTGGTATGAGCATTTGAAATCATTAATAGTTAATTTTGATTTAGCTTGGAAACATTATTCAGAAATTGTAGGAGCTGATGAAGCTTATGGTGCAACTGGTTTTCATTATACAACTTTAAAAATTCAAAAAACTTTACCGTCACAAGGTTACCATGTATGGCATCTTGAACATGGAAAAGGTTTTGATAATGAACCTAGAGCTTTTGTTTTTTCAGTATATTTAAATGATGTAGAAGAAGGTGGAGAAACAGAATTTTTACATCAAACCACAAGAGTTAAACCAAAAAAAGGTAGAATAGTTATTTGGCCTGCAGGTTTCCCATACCTACATAGAGGTAATCCACCATTGTCTGGTGAAAAATATATTTTAACTTCTTGGATGATGTTGAGATAATTATTCTTCTTCAGGAGTTGGCTCTGGTGGTTGAGCCGCATGTGCTGTATTCCATCTATCAATAAATTCTTGAAAATCACCTAAGTCTGCTTCTGCATAACTACAGTGAGGAGTATCATCTCTATGTTCTACTTCATCAGATGAATTAGAAGTACCATATTGAATAGCCCAAATATTTGAAAATTTAGATTGATTCCAAAATGCATCGTCATTTAATATTTTATATGCAATTCCTTCGCTATGATTAATAATCTGTTTATCATCAAATACTACTGTCCATGTTGCGTTTGTTGCCATTTTTTCTCCTAAGTTTTAATTATATAAATAACTGTTAAATAAGGTTGTAAAACTGAATTCGATGATCCTGTGAATGAGCTTGTAGCATTTCCACTACCAGTAAAAGTTGCACTCATAGTGTGAGAGTGACCAGTACCAGAACCATCTGTGTGTGTACTAACCGGACTGTTAGATGCAGTTTGAGCATACGTAGATCTAGGAAAACCATCATTCCCAGTAGGGTTACCTTGACCAGGAGAGTTTTTCTGAATGTGTGAGTGAGAAGGCATTTGCGCTGTTGACAGAGTTGCGTTAGCTGTATTACCGCCGACGTTACCTGTAACGTTAATGTTTGTTCCAACGTTACCAGAGTTTGCTACAGTGTTTGCTCCACCAGTAGATGCCAAAGCTTTAGTTCCAGATTTACCCATTGCGACGTTGTCTTGTAAATCAGGTACGTTAAAAGTCGATGCACCATCTCCAGTTCCATAAGTTGTACTTATGATTGCAAATAACGCAGAGTAAGTTGATCTTGAAACTGCTTGACCATTACACTCTAAAAAACCTGTTGGCACTGAAGAAGAAGACCACGGCACAATAGTTGCTGTAGGAATTCCTTCGATACCTGTAAGGTTTGCTCCAGAAAAATCGTATTTTGTTGCTTCGTAATTTGACATATTATTTCTCCGTGTAAGTCCATCCTGTTGTAGCGTCTCCAGAATATACTAATCCAAAAGCTGCACCTTGTGTATTAACTACAAGATCAGATGCTGCATTAGCTATATTAGAAGAGTTTCTACCAACAGTCAATGCGTTAGTATTAAAATCATAACCTTGATCTACAAAATTTACTTGATCCCCTGCAGAAGGTGACGCTGGTAGAGTTACTGTAACTGCTCCACCATTTGTATTTACTAAAACTTGAGCTCCAGCTTGAACTGTTTCTGCTGAGGATATTGCTCTCCATTTTTTATGCTCCTGTGCTTTTACAATATTAGTTCCATCTGAATATAAAGTATAAGTATGTCCTTCACATAAAAGAACACCTGTTCCAGAGGCAGTTTTGAAAGTTAAAGTGTTATTAGCGTGATTACATCCATCTTCAACGATGTATGTTTTCTCAATTGAATTTGGAACACTAACTGTTAAATTGGATGCTAAAGTTCCTGTTAATTTTATTACTTCATTTTTACCATTTGATACAGCACCATTAGTAAAAGTTAAAGATCTAGCAGCGTTAGTTATATTAAAAGTAGTAAAACCACCAATTGCTTGTTCTAAAATTAAAAGGTTAGTATTTGTAATTTGTCCCCAAGTTCCCGAGTTTTCGCCGGTTGCTTGTACTGTAAGTTTTAAACTTGCTGATGTTGAATTCGCCATATTAAATTCCTTATATCGTTTATTTTATTAAAATAAAGAGAAAGTGTCAAACTCTTTATGCAACGACTTCCCTCCATCCAGGAGGATCTATTGGAGCAGAACCTGTATTTACTTCGTTCCAGATAAGAGCATTACCATTTCCTACTGTTGTAGTCAACCCAAAACCATTGAAAGTTGCATTAACATCTGTAAATGCAGATACTGAAGCAACCCTTGCTAACATTGGATTTTGCGTTACTGGAACTATTGTTCTTAAATCTATTGTACTTGTGCCTAAATTTGCAGACATTCCAAAACCTGTTGGAGTTGCAACTACATCACCTATATGTCCTATTTGACCTAAAGATAAAAGACCTGCATTACCTTGAATCATTGCATCAGGTGCTGGGTCTACAGTTCCTAAAGTTAATTGTGCTACATTTAAAGTATTTAAAGTTAAAGAGGCATCTCCTGTTACAGATTGTGGAGCAGCAATAGCTGCTGTCATTGCAATTCCAGTTGGACTTGCTGGAACTGAACTTCCTGCTTCACCCCAGTCGTTATCTCCCCAACCAAGTCTACCCCAACCTTGTTCATTAAATGCTTCAACAGAGCCAAGACCCATAGACATTGCAATACCTGTAGCCATTGCATCAGGACCAGCATCAGCTGTTCCTTGCGCTGCAGTAAGTGGTAAACCTGTTAAAGTAACTTCAGCTAAACCTTCTGCTGTAGCAGTTCCTAATGCTCCTGTCATTGAAATGCCTGTTGGAATTACAGTTACATCTCCCTGCATTCCTATTGTACCTAAATTTCCTGATAAAGAATTTCCTGTAGGAATAAGAGTGCCTGCGATACCCCAAGCTTGCTCTCCCCATTCAAACCTTCCCCAACCTAAATTAATTTCTGCATTAACAGTTGTGCTTCCAAGATTTGCAGAAAGAGCTTGACCTGTAGTTTGAATAGTAGGATCAGTTTGGTCTCCCCATTGATTAATGCCCCAGGTACCAACGCTCCATGTTTTACCTGTAGCAACATCCATTAGGCCACCCATTCCTATTCCATGTATGTAACATAGATAATAAAAATCAGGAGCTGTTACGTCTATTTCAACGTATCGAGTAGTTGCTGCATTAAACGTAGTTGTGTTTATGTAATTTGAAGAACTTGTCGGAGCATCTAAATAATAAGTTACTCCTGAAGAAATAATTCCGGATGTGCTTGTGTTGGTAGAAAAAATTAAAGGGTGGTTATCGTTAGAATTATCACTTTGATCAAAACGCAAAGTTGATCCTCCGGCCCAAATAATATTACCTGGTCCAGATGAACTACGAGTACCATCAATATAGTATACGTTACCTGTACCTCCACCATACAAGTTACCACTTGCGACAGTGACTGTATAAGTTTTATCCGCCATAGGAGCTTCCTCCTATTAGCCCGATATTCTTAGTATCGCTGCTGTTGATGTTGGTGCTGGAAACTGAACTGTAAACGTACCTGAAGTAGCTGTTTTATCTCCTCCAAAATCTAAAACACAAACTGCAGAATTAGTAGTTGCAGATGATGTGTTGTAAATTAAAGCTCCTCTTGCTGTCAGAGTAACGTTTTGAAATGACAGGTCAGCAAAGTCTGCTCTTGCAACACCAGCTGTTAAAGAAGTTGGGTTGTTAACAAGTGCACCACCACCAGCTGAATAGTTAGATGATGTAACTTCATGAGTCGGTGAACTCGTTAATAGAGAAGTTGTTGCTGAGTTAAGAGTAGCTGAAGAAGTATAAAGGGCTAACTTATATTTATCACCACCAGTTTGCTTAAAATTAGAATCGCCTTCTAGTAGTAACTTTTTAAAGTTGTTTGCAATTGCTTGTGTTATAGCCATAATTTATTCTCCTATTTACCTATACGAGGAACACCACTTTGATATTCGTCTCGTCTTCTTGTTCAATAGAGAAGCCTTCTACCACTTGTTTATACTTTCCTTCGTATAATTGCAAGAGATCATTTGGCCCTTTTAGAAAACCATAAGCCTCAACAAGGCATGCATACAGAAGTCCATTGGGAAAGTTTGTACTTATATATGTTGTTGTATTTGTACTCGATAATCCGGGATCTTTCAAGATATAATTTAATTGAATTATATAAGTCTGATCAGGTGTAGGAGCTACAATAATTCTATTTTCATCCCACCAGCTATAATATTTTGGTACTCCAGTAACAGCAGTTGGGTTAAATTCAGACATAAAACTTGTGTCTCTCCATTGTAAAAAATCTCTTACTTGATTAGTATTTCCATCGGCTAATTCAGTGTCTACAATCTGAGCAGACCTAATAATCAAAGCATCTGTAGGAGCGTCAATAAATCTTGTAGAAGCCACTAGATTGGCGGATACATATTTTCTGTTATTATCAGAATCTATATCTC